CTCTTAGTTATCAAAATGCCTTGTTTTATGCGATGCTCAAAAACAACGACTTCCCAACCGGCGATATGACACTTAGAGAAGCCTATCAAATCCTTATCAAGCTCAAGGAAAAGAAAGACAAAAAGGATAAAAGGATCGACCGATGAAAACAAAACTTTGCTGTGAATGTCTGGCACCACTAGGGGCCGGAGCAAAGAATGATAAATGTTTGCTATGTCAGTTCGGAGGCGGAGCAAAGGGAATAGTGATTTATGCTTTATTCGTCATCGCTGTTATTCTCGGCCTTATTTGGTTTGGTGGGGGGTGGCAATGATCCGAGCATATCACTTTACGGAGGGTTGGAAGTTGCGTGATGGTCAGCCACTCAAAGTCGGGAAGACCTACACCTATGACGGGCCGCTTGAGATATGCCGCTCCGGCTATCATGCATCAGTTGATATCCTTAACTGTCTCGACTATGCGCCAGGCTCTGTCTTATCCCTTGTCAAGTGCGATGGCAAGATTATCGAAGGGGAGGACAAGCTAGTTTGTTCGTCTCGCAAGGTCATAGCATCGAAGGATGTGGCTATTCCACTTCACTGGTTCGCTATTTGGTGCGCTAGGTCCGTCCAACATCTTATGAAAGATCCACGGTCCATAGCCGCTATCGATGCTAAGGAGGCTTGGTTGAGAGGGGGGCTGTCGGATGACATGCTGTTGAAAGCGCAGTGGGAGGCGTTGGCGGCAGCGGAGGCGGCGAGGGCGGCGGTGGCGGCGGCAGCGGTGGCAGCGGAGGCGGCGTTGGCGGAGGCGGCGGTGGCAGCGGAGGCGGTGTTGGCGGAGGCGGAGGCAAGACAAGCCCAACGCACCGAACTGATTCGTTTGCTAAGCGAAGATTGGCCAGAGTTTGCGGCCTGGCAGGAGGCAATATGAAACACGGCGAAGGCGTATTGTGCCTGTTCGTCCTTGGGATCGTGGCGCTAGGCATCGCCGTGATCGTCTGGTACTATTCATGGGTTTTCGGAGGATAATATGCAGTCAAGTATGTATTTACATGGAGTTGTTAAGGTATCTTTTTCCGAGAAAGAGGTAATTGCCGTCGATGGCAAACGTGTCTTAATCCGTGATTATAGTTTCCACGATAATGCGAATAATACACATATTGTAACTTGCTTCATGGACGATTCGGTGCTTGCGGATCAAGATGGAATCTCATGAATACCACTATGCCCGAAGCAAATATAGAAATTTTGTTGATTGCCATTGCGAAAGATACTGGCATAAAATATAATACCCTTTATGGGCGGTACAGGAGAAATAAAGAGATCCAGACCGATTCAAAAATGTCTTTCGGTAGGGTAATTATTACTACCCAACGTGCGTATGATTTGCTTGTTGCCCCCGGCAAACGGGGGCGCCCACATTTGCTATGAATTACAGGCTTAGTGTCGGCATGATAATCCTATTCTATTTCCTACTTTGGCTTTGCTGTTGGAGGTCTTGATATGCAGGTTGCATTTAGACCAGTGAAGTGGGAGAGGACGGGCGTACCAGGCAAAGTAACACTCGTCCTCCCTGATGGTCAGTTAGAAAATTGGAGAAAGGTGGCAGAGATGTTTGCTGATGGTAGCGTGTCGGTTACTTTTGCTAAGGACACAGCGGGGACCTACGACCAGCAAAAAGCGTTTTACATCTTGGTTAGAGCGATCGCACAAGCAGCATTCGGAGAGGAGGCAGAGGACACTCTTGTAAAAATTAAGTATGCGCTTTACTCAGCATATTCACCAAGTATGATTCTTAACGATGGGCGGCGTATCCCTAAGAGTATCGGGGACATGGATAAAACTGAACGGAGTAAGTTCTTGGATGCCATCATCAACCACCTTATTGAGCTTGGCGTAGAGGCTTCATCGGTAGCAGAGGTTGGCGAAGTCTTGAAATGGTGGCGCAAGAACAAGTCGGCTTCCGGGTCAGAGTCGTACTCTGGGATCAATGACTATCGACAGTCGATCAATTACTGCGAGTCTTGCCTAAAAACAGAGGGATTACAAGTCGCCCACATCAGAAGCCGGGGAGCTGGAGGAAGTGATTCGGCTGACAACATCCTAGTGCTATGCCACCAATGCCATATTGCGACGCAGCACCAAGAGGGGTGGGATGCACTTCTCTTGAAGGCTCCACACCTGACACAGAAAGTACGAAAAATCTTAGGTAAAGCAAAGGGGGCAATAGATGGGTGAGTGTAAAAATTGTGGCCGGAAGGATACAGCAGTATACTGTAAACCTTGCATGGATCAAGTCATGGAGGATGCGCCTGTCCACGTGATGACAGACGACGAACTCGACAGGATTCTCACCGACATGGCAATAAACTTAGATCGATTGACGGAGGACAAATGATTGCAAACTTACTGTATAACGATCCTGATGGTAGCAAGATCATCATACCAATTAGTGACTACAAACAATTGCAAGATCGCATTCCGCTTGGGTTCTTAGAGGCCGCCATTGCCGAGCGATCATGGATTGGCATTCCATCTGTAACACAACTGGCAGTCGGCGAGCGTGAGACATGGTTAAAAGTGAACACGCCATATACACTTGATCTTGAAACTGTCACCTGGGCAATCTTTGGTACGGCAGGGCATAAAGTCATGGAGACTTCTACTGGCTCAGAGATTCACTTGCGCGATAAAGACGATATGGTATATGGGACTTGTGACTTCTATGATGCTGATAGCAGGCGGCTGTGGGATTTTAAGTTTGTTGGTTCTTACAAGGCCGCAAAAGCAATTGGCATCCAGAAAGAACAGGTACCTGTTACGGATGCACACGGTAACCCTGTGCGATTCAAAACTGGCGCTCGAGCCGGAGAGGTCAAAACAACGACAGTAATCAAGCGTACTGGTTCTACCGATGCTGATGATTGGATCAAGCAAGTAAACGTCTATGCGTTCTTACTTGAACAACAAGGCAAAGTTGTGGAAGAAATGAATATCTTTGCTATCGTGCGTGACTTCGGTACGCACGAATGTACTAACCGTGGCGTGACAAGGCCGTTCTACAAGATCGGGATTCCAAGAATCCCAGAGGAGTACATTGAATCCTATGTGACTGAACGCTCTAATGCGATCAAAGAAGCTATGGCTAAGCCGACTCCACCACCTGTTTGCTCCAAGGATTTCTGTTGGGATGGTCGCAAGTGCGATTCAAAATACTGTGCTGTCTACACAAACTGCAGGGAGTTACTAAATGCAGATCAACCTTAAAATCAGAGGGTTAAAGTATCAGAAGGTTAAGCGATTGGCAACAGGATTATTTGAAGTCCATGTCAATCATATCCGTGGGAACGACAGAGGACGTTCCCCAGCCATTTATGTGTCCCCCCGGCTTATCGGGGGGGCAGTTACAGAAGATCAGCCAATGCTTGCGATGTACAACGCAGATGGTATTCTTGTCTATTTGCCATTGCGGATTGCCAGGAAATTGGGTATACCTTTCCAAGTGAAAAGTAAAGCCAGGTCAGAAGGTGATTTTTACACGCACCAGGAACTAAAGCCGGAGACAGTAAACGGATTCGATGTCTACCTAGGAGGGGAAGATGAGATTACCAGTTGAACGATGGGGCCGTGCGCCTATCGCTCTTATCACCGATCCAAAGGTAAATCATAACGCATTGAAAGTTTACATTGCTTTAGCAGCCTTCAAGGGCAGCGACGAATACTGCTGGCCTTCACGCAAAAAGATCATGGAGTGGACAGGCATCACCACACCCAATAAGATCACTGATGCACTAAAGATTCTCAAGGACACAGGTTGGATCAAGGTTACAGCTATCTACGAGAACAATGTCCAAGTTGGGAATCATTACTACTTACTCGAACCTGTTAAGACAACCATACCTACCTCTGTTCATATTGAGCATATCAAGGAAATGGAGGAGCGCGACGGGGCATTCCACCTGCACCGTGAGACTAGGATCACAGAGAGCGGACAGGAAAAGCTACTCGAAATGTCAGCCGACGACATCCTTCCGGTGCACCCTGCCCGTGCAGTGCACCCGCCGACCGGGGGCACAGGTGCACCTGCGGAGCGGGTAACAGAAAAGAACATAAGTACAGAACAAGTACTTAGGCCTCAGCCCTCGCTACGCTCGGGCTTCGGCACCGACGAAACAAGAAACGTATTTGATCTTATTAAAATTGAGTTAAACAAGAGAAACAAGAAGATTATTATTAACTATCCAGCAGTAATGAGTAGAATAAAAAATCTGCTCAAGGTAATACCATTCGCAGAGTTTAATACTCTCATACCAGCTTTGTTTAACAATCCCTTTGTTGTTAGCAAAGGATATGACTTACTAATCATGTTATCAACAGGAGTAATAAATGAGACTAGAAAAGCAAGCTCCGATAATTCCGGGGCGGCGTCGGGCGGCCTGGAGGGCGATTCTCTTGAAAAGGACAAGGCTTACAAGAATACGAGAGTTGATGCTGGGGCTTGGTCAGAAGCTGCTGAGACTGAGATGCAAATGAAGTGGGGAGAACGCTGGAATGAATGAATCTGTTATGCTTAAGGGGGCTGATCTTACAGAGGCAGAGAATATCTACGTCGCCGCCTGTATCAGGAACCCAAAAGTCTATTATCAGCATGGCCTGACGTCAGACAATATGACGACAGCAAAGGCCAGGAACCTGCTCAAGCTCGTTGGAGCGTTCCTTGACGCAGGGAAAAAGCCAGAAGATGCGACACTGATTGCGGCTGGCGGCGACCCAATTGATGTTACAAATGTGTGGAGTACAGTTGGTGATATTGACTTTGCCATCGCAGTTATCCAAGATCGCAGGGCGAGGAGAATCCTGCAGAATACTTTCACTGATGCTATTCGTCTTGTCTCTGATGGCGAATCTGTGGCTGAGGCACTGTCTATGGTTGAGGCAGCATCCATGGAAGTCATTAGTGGCAAGAGCAGTATGCCTTTTCACATTTCTGATAAACTTTTAGACCACATGAACTGGATTGAGGCAAGATATCAGGCTAAGGAACTGGCTGGTATTCCAACAGGGTTCGCTGAACTGGATCAAAAGACTGGAGGCTTTCAGAAGGAACAGCTTTGGATTCTAGCGGCCAGACCTTCCTGTGGCAAAACTGCACTTGTTCTAAACATGGCTCTAACTGTTGCTACTGGTGGCAAACGTGTCGGGATTATTTCAGCAGAATCAACAGCGAAAGAAATGATCACCAGAATCCTAACGGTCAAGACACAGACACCAACCAGGGCGCTGCAGGGTGGATACTTTCCTGACAGCACCCTTGGGAAGATTGTCTCGACCTATGGGACGCTGAACGAGTTACCAATCTTTTTCTATGACAGGCCGGGTATGAACCTGACTGACGCCTTGGCAGCGATTCGGTACATGGTCCAGGTGAAGAAAGTTGATATTGTTTTTGTGGACTACCTGCAAAAGATTCTCAATAGGCAACGGGATATGCCAAGGCATGAGCAAGTTGCTGAGGTATCAAGCGAATTGAAGTTTGCTGCTAATCGGCTTGGTATTCCGATAGTGTGTGCTGCCCAGCTAAACCGAGAAACGGAAACGTCTAAGAGATCAGAGTTACACAATCTGTCAGCATCGGCTCAAATTGAAATGGACGGCGATGTCGTAGTCCTAATCAATCACCAGAGGGACGAGGAGCGGAGAATCCAAGCGTCCTGGCTGGATGTTGCGAAGGCCCGTGATGGCGAGACTGGACCTGTCAGGGTACTGTTCGATGGACCGTCGTTGACGTTCCGGCAACCAACATTTAGAGATCTACACAAGGATGCAGACGTATGAAGATTTCAGCTTTCTTTGGTTTCGGTGAGAATAAAGAGCTGCGTATGCTGGCTTTTTATGTTCTTCCTAGCTTGACAATCTATACCTCTTGGGACGATAATTCCGGCAAGAGGAGTTACACAATGATTTTAGCCTGGTTAATTTTCGAGTTGAGTGTTTGCTTAGAGCCGGCCTAGCATGAAGATAACGCTCGAAGTATCCGACAGAATAGCGAGTGTTGATGACCAGAACGAAACTGCACCGTCTATTGCTCGGGCGTTTATCGGTTGTATGAATACAATTTTTGAATGGGACGTACGGCAAGTGGTTATCGAGGAATTAGCTGAATGGCTAGACAACCAAAAGGCAATCTACAGAGGAGTAGATGATGCGACCTGATTCTCGCTGTATTAACTGCTGCTATTGCAAAACCGTGGGCCGTGGAGATTTCTCGATCTGCGTAAGCCGCCCGCCACAAGTGGTCCAGACAACTGAGGGCCAGCTTTCCAGGTTTCCTCGCATCCAGGTCCCAGAGGAATGGGTGTGCGGTGAGTTCTACGACCGTGAGGAATGGATCAAGGAAGAATGACGCTGGCTTGAGCCGGCGTAAAATTGCTCGGCATTGCCGAGAAGGAGTGCAATATGGCTGACCTGAACTTGGTGATAATCGACGGGACTGTGGTAAATGATCCGCGAGTGGATGGTGATGCGATGAGCTTCGCCATCAAAAACAAAAGTGGCTGGGGTGATAGGACTTCTGAGCAAGAGTTTAACTGTTACTACCGAAAACAGAACCTTGGTAAGATCAAAGAATTGGTCCAGAAAGAAACTAGGGTGACTATCCAGGGTGAAATGAAAGCCGGCAAGAGCGGGCCATATATTAACGTCAAGGATATTTTCTTGCGCGGTGGTTCCAAGAAGTTTACCGGCAGTAGTGGCGGTCAAAAGTCTGGCGGGTCTGAGGAGATTCCGTTTTGATTCTAGATTTTGTGGCAATCGACCCCGGAGTTAAGGGCTTCGGGGCCGCTTTATTTTCCAACGGCAAGCTTGCTGCAGTGAGACATTATCAATATGCAAACCAAACAGAAATGATTTTAGGGATTATCAATCACAGTGATCATTGGATGGGAAATGGAAGAAAACCAATAGTCGTCGAGGGTTATTCTTTTGCTTCCTCTGGCAATCAAGTCACTTGGCTTGCAGAGTTTCGTGGTGTTCTGAAATACAACATGGTTGCTAATATCCAATTGCTATATGAAATGCCGATCCAAACATGGAAAAAGCATTTTCCTATTGCCAGGGAGCTAAAATATAAGACGAAGAAATCAGATTTAGTATTACTGCACAAAGAGCTTGGTGTTGATATATCATTGGACATGGGCGGTTTACATAATGTGCTTGACGCCTATATGATAGGCGCGGCTTTTATCAAAGAGCAAGAGGCAGGGAAACCATGCAAGTCCAGCATCTAATTATGGCAATACCACAGCGTCGATATCAGGCAGAGAAATTAGCTTCGGCAATTAGGACTACGATTGTTGAACCTTGGTATCTGGAGCCGATTATCGTTTACGATGCAGGGTGGCTTTCACCGGCTGGGACTGGAATGGCCTGTCTCTCTATCGCCTCTAAAATGCTCAGCGATGAAGACTGGGTCGTGATCCTTGAAGATGATTGCACTACTGCTGAATATTATGCAGATGCCCTGCGCGACATACTGATCAATCTTACTCAGGCAGAACAGGATTTGGCAATGCTTACTTCTCTTGGGCGCGGCTGGATTAACCGTGCTGCTAATCTTAAAAAGCCAATGGGATCATACATCGTAATGCCGTTAGTGATTGGGACACAGGGCTTGGTCATCCGTGGGCGATTGTTAAAAGATATTCTTGGTTCATATCGTGGTGCGCCAATGTTTAAGCGAGATGATTCACAGGAGCAATCTGAGTGTCGTGAGTTTGACGGAGCGATCAATTTCTACCTCGGCGTCCACGGCGGGTCTGTCGCTTATGTCTATCCAGCGATTGTTAGCCATCTTCATAAAGACAGATGGCGTGACGACAAAAAAATGGACCCTGTAATGGACCTTACCTCTACAACTTTCTTACCAGTTGCTGCACCTATTTACGGCCCAATGACAGAAGATAATACTTATAGGGAATATATGCCGCCGTTGCCAGATAGCAGGAGCAGGCATAAAGTTATGCTCACGACTGGTCGGTCAATCGTGATGCCAGGTGATACATCTATCAAGGTTGAGACTTTTGAGGATCGTAGGCCGCAGTGGATGAAAGACGGTAAATCAGGACCGGAGGGTTGAAATGAGCATGAAGGCTAAGCTCCTTGCGATGTGCGAAGACATCAGTGAGGAAAAATGTCGCAAGGCGCTAACCTTCGCCGTGAAACAGAGTGATAGAAATGAGCCGTATGTGTTCACAGAAACAACGCTGCACAATATCCTAACGCATATTGTGAACCTTGAAGGCCGGGGGCCGTAATGTATTTCTCATCAAGCATCATTGATTGTCCGACCGAAGTCAACGGCGAGCATTGGGTGCTGCTCATTGGTGATCTTCATATTGACGACCCATCGACTATGCGTTCGTTTTTATCAGCCAAGCTAGCCCAAGCCAAGGAAAGAAATGCGAACGTTTTTATTGGTGGCGATCTTTTTTCGATGATCCTGCCAGACGACAAAAAACGGTATGTGGCTGGTGATCCATCTCGGAGCAGTTCGATCCTAAATGATATTGTGGACGATGCTGCTGATTTCCTATTACCATTTGCTGGTAACATTGATGTAATGCTTCACGGCAACCATGAAGCATCTTGCATCAAATACAGGTACTTTGATCCGATTCGTACTTTGGCCGGGTTGCTCGATAAGCGCAGGCTAGAACTAGGTAAGCCGTGTGTCCAGATTGCTGGATATCGTGGCTTTATCACCATGAATTACCGAAGGCCCAATGCTAAGAGCGCCGAAAAGCAGTACATTATCTTTGCTAACCACGGTCAGGGCGGCGCCTCAGTCAGAACCAAGGGCGCATTGGCGTTCGATATTGAGAACGCACACATAAACGCTGATGCCGTGTGGCTCAACCATCAACATACTAAGCTATTCCACGAGGCCGTGCGCGTCTACCTTGAACCTGATGGAACGCCTGTTGCGAAGCCAATAGCAATGATTCGCACTGCCGCATTCAAGGAACCAATAAGCAAGAACCCGAGGGATTACAAGCCGGATTTTGCTACAGAGCGGATGGCCATGCCTCTTGCAATTGGCGGGACATGGTTACGGCAAGTGATGACGAGGAACGGCAATAAGTACGGCATTAGAACCGAGGTTATTAACGAGGTCGGCTGGGATGGGTGAAGCCCTTTGTTCGCCAAGAGAATTAGCCAACAAACTCTTTGACGACATTGAGGGTTCAGTAAGCGATCAAGACACACTACAGGCTGTTAGGCTAAAACTGGCACAAGAAAGCACGTTTTATTTGATGACCAGGATCTTGGGACGTAAGGATATTGATAACGATTGGCTGTATGATCGCTGCATTGAAGTGGATAATGAAGACAGAGACACACTGTACCTTTGGCCACGTGATCATCGCAAGAGTTCAATATGTTTGCAAGGTGGGATAATTAAAGATGTCCTACGAGACCCAAACATCACCTGCATGATTTTGTCATATAACAGGCCAGAGGCAAAGAAGTCATTGCGGATTGTTAAGCGCATCATGGAGTCCAATGAAGAACTTCGCAAGATCGCGCCACATATCTTCTACGAAAATCCGGCAAAGGAATCCCCGAAGTGGACAGAAGATGAAGGGTTCTGTGTACGCCGTACTCAGGAACGGCGGGAGGCTACTGTCGAAGCGTATGGGATGGTGGACAGCCTGCCTACCGGCTCGCATCCTCGGCGGCTTTACACTGACGACGCCATAGTGCCTGCCTCTGTCAAGACACCAGGTGCTATCATAAATGTGACTGATGCCTGGGAAAAGTCATACTTCATTGCTGACAGTACCGACATTAGGCGGCGTGTCATTGGCACTAGATACCATCGCTCGGACACATACCAAACAATTATTGATCGCGGTGTTAAGAGCGGCGAGTGGAATCTCTCTCTGCACAGGGCAACGGTGGACGGAACACCAGAAGGCGAGCCTGTATTCATGACCCGGCAGCAATTGAAATCAATGTATACGATGCTAGGGAGATACAATTTCTATGCACAGATGCTTATGGAGCCGGTAGGTGAGAGTGACCAGACATTCAAACTAGAATGGATGCGGTACTATGAAGGCGCAACGTTCCCAATCCATAATAATTACATTGTGGTTGATCCCGCCGGCTCAAAGGGAAGCGATTCAGACTACACGGTAATGATTGTTGTCTCGGTAGGAGTTGATGGGAATTACTTCATTAGAGATATTGTTCGCGACAAATTAAACATTGGGGAGATTGGTAGGCAGTTGTTCGGGTTAGTCGAGAGATATAAGCCTATAGCGGTAGGGTATGAAAAATATGGTATGCAACGCGACGTTGATCTCATTAGAGACATGCAATCCCAGTATAATTTCTTTTTCCAGATCACAGAATTGGGCGGTGTTTTATCAAAGGACGCGCGAATCAAACGTTTAGTTCCGGTAATGGAGGCCGGTCGGGTAATCTTCCCAAGGTCGATGAAACGCAGGCGTACCTGCGATGACCTTGAAGTAGACATGGTTGACGATTTCATTAACGAAGTTCTGGAGTATCCGTATGGCAAACATGACGATATGATTGACTGCCTGGCTCGGATACTTGACCCGAAAATGACGGTATTGAAGCCCTTCGCTTCGATTGGCAACCTTGTGCCGGGGAAAATTGGCACATATCTTGAGGACTATGACCCACTTGGAGGGTTAAAACAATGAAGGCAAAGCGTGACCTTTTTGCTTACGTCGGGAATATGGTCTTGACGTTTGCTATCGGATTTTCTTATTACCCAGGATGCTTAGTCCATGAGCCTGGGCACTTGGTTGCAGGATGGTTGACTGGTGTGCCAGTTGAATGGAGAGCTATCGACGCTGTTTACAACAATAATCCAGAGTTATTGTGGCCGTTCGGGATTGTTGCCCATGTCCTGATTGTCCTTGGGATAGCACTATTGCTATCAAACAATGCAATCATCCGTTCTAAAGCCTGGTTTTTGCGCGGGTTAGTCTATGGGTTAGTGCTTGACTTCATTGCCGTGCAGCCAACCGACGATATGAAATATGGTGGAGAGTCTGGACAAATGTTATATTATGGACTTATAGTGGTTATGGTTTTGATTGCTAGGGTTGTGGGACAGGTCGGCGCTAGCGAAAGGGCGAATGGGGGTTCTGATGGAGAGCATACTGAACTTGGAAGAGGAGAAGGCGCAGGATCAGAAGGACGACCTGCAGAATGTATTCGGCCTAGTTGACCTCCAAGCTAAGGATAGAGAAAAGCAAGAGAAACCTCCGGCTGATAGCAAGCCGGTAAAGGGGCTTGTGTTCAAGGCTGTTTCCAATGGCTGAGAAATACGAAGACCCGAAGCGGGCGGAACTGTTGCAGATTGTCAAGGAAATGGAAGATGATCGGCGACCGTATGAATCTGATATGCAGGATATTCTGGATTACTACCTCCCGCGACGGGTCAGGTTTAACCTTGATGGCATAGATCCAACCTCGCAGCAGATGATTCGCTCTATGGAATCTTATGATTCTACTGCGATTACATCCCTGCGGCAGTTCTCTGACGCGATCCATGGCTACATGATGTCTAAGTCATTCGCCTGGTTTAGCCTTGCATTGATGCCCAGGAAGTTGGAAGAGAACTACAATGTCCGCAAGTGGATCCAAGAATGTAAGGAAGCCATGTATGCTGAGTTGCAGATGTCTAACTTTTACGATGCCAGTATTGAAGCCCTTGACGATGGTGGCAGTATCGGCACGGGCTTTATGTTTGTTGGCAATGATCCTAAAAAGAACCTGTGCTATTTCTCGGCTAGGCATCCTGGTGAGATGTATATTGCTGAAAATATGTATGGCATTGTAGACACCGTATGCCGTAAGTTTTGGCTTACTACCAAGCAGGCGATTGAACAGTTCGGTGATAAAATGGGCGAAGATTTCTTAGAAGCCAACAAAGGGAATATGCTTAAAAAGCATAAGTTCTTACATATTGTCCTTCCGAATGGGGACTATATGAAAGGCCAGTTCAATACTGGTGATTATCCGTTTGCGTCTTTTTATCTTTCAGAATCCTGTGGCCACATAGTTGACACGGGTGGCTATGAGTCGAACCCCTATATCGTATGGCGTTTCCGCAAGAACAGCAATGAGGTGTGGGGCAGGTCGCTTGCCTGGGATTGTCTCTCAGATGTTAAGCGCCTTAATTTAATGGTCAAGCAAAACTTGACTTCGGCTCAGTTGGCCGTAAACCCTCCCTTGCAGGTGCCGGCTGAGATGATGGCGGCCCCCGACTGGATCAAGCCGCGAGCCATTATCCCATACCAGAGTGAAAATCGGCTGATCCAGCCTGTTAGAATGGGCGGAGAGGCCTTCCAGATTGCGAAAGCAGAAGAAGAAATGGTCCGTCAAAATGTGCGGCAAGGCATGATGACTGACTTCTTCTTAATGATGAATAGTCAGCTTGGCCGTAACCTTACCGCTACCCAGGTTCTGGAAATGAGTGGGGAGAAATCAGCGGTACTTGGCGCCATTGTAGGCCGCATCGAATCTGAGTTCTTGGATCCTGTCTTGGCTCGTGTATTTGAACTTATGGCTGCTGAGGGAAGATTGCCGCCGCCTCCCCCATCATTAAAGGATCTCAAACTGGACCAGATTTCCAAGGATTATGTTGGGCCATTGGCGCAGAATCAGCGGCGGTTCCATTCTGGCAATACAACGATGCAGACGGTCGCACAGTTGCTTGAGATTGCTAAGATTAACCAGGATGCGCTGGACTGGTTTGACGTTGATGTCCATGCCAAGAAGCTATTGATTGACGGGGGTATGCCAGCGGATGCGATCCGCGAGGATGTCGATGTCAAGAAGATGCGGCAGCAGCGGGCACAAGCACAACAGCAGGCGATGGCCATGCAAATGCAACAGGTTGCAATGCAATCTTCAAACAAGCTGGCAAAGGCCCCGGAAGAAGGGTCGCCGCTTGAATCTATGGTCGGGCAAGGTGGCCTCTAATGTTTAATAAATTGATCGAAAATGCTGACATCCAGGCGGCAGCTCTCCGCGAGCAAGGGGGAGCACGGGAGCGAGCCTATCGAACGGTGTTTGAGAACGGTGAGGGGCCATGGGTACTCATTGACATCCTCACCGAGCTGTCTCACTTTGACCAGGTAATACCAGAGACATTACCTTGTGCTAACGCTGCGAAGCGTATTCTTGCCAAAATGGGGCTGCATGGCCCACATATTGTAACCAATGCACTAGATCGGAAATAGGAGGATTGACGCATGGAAGACGCCAACAAAGGCGAAGGCGAAAACCAGGCGGCGCAGCAAGGGGAAACCCAAGCCGGCGGTGAAGGACAGCAGAAGTCCGAGGGCTGGCGAGCGGCGTTGCCGAAGCATCTTAAGGACCACCCGTTGGTCAAAGATGTTACCAAGCCTGGGGATTTCGTAGAGGCGGCTGTCAAATGGCGTGAGCAGCTTGACAAGAGCGTGCCCAAGCCAGTCGATGATGCCTCTCGGGAAGCCTTTTATAAAGCAATCGGGCGTCCCGAAAAGCCGGAAGATTACGGTCTACCTTCCGACGAAGAAGCGAAGATCCTTGGGGGAGTGGCCTTCACGAATGGACTCACCGCTGGACAGGTCAAGGCTATATACGAAGCACAAGCAGCCGCCAAGAAAACGAAGGCGGATGCGCTCATTGCTGAGAAGGAGAAAGCAGTCCGAGAGGGCAAGCAAAAACTTTCTCAGTCGTATGGAAGTAGCTTTGAAGCAAATCTCGCAG